GTTTTATATCACCAGATGCATCATCAATACCATCATCCGATACATTTAATAACTTTAATAATTCTTGTATTAACTCACCAGATGATTTAGATAAACTTGAAGATTCATCAATACCACCATCCGATACATTTAATAACTTTAATAATTCTTGTATTAACTCACCAGATGATTTAGATAAACTTGATGCATCACTTACTTCTTCACCAGATGATTTTATATCACTAGATGCATCACTTACTTCTTCACCAGAGGATGCTGAAAAGACAGAAGATTCTATAAATATATTTTTTGATATTGTAGATAATATACTAGCATTATCTATATCAGAAAATTCTAATATATTTAATAAATCTTTATTGTCTATATCAGACGATTCTAATACACTTAATAAGTCTTTATTATCTACAACAGAAGATTCTAATATACTTAATAAATCTTTATTATCTATACCAGAAGATTCTAATATACTTAATAAATCTTTATTGTCTATATCAGAAGATTCTAATATACTTAATAAATCTTTATTGTCTATACCAGAAGATTCTAATATACTTAATAACTCAATTTTATCTATATTAGATAGTTCTAATATTTGTATTAATTCATCTGATGATATATCATCAGATGAGGTAGATAATAATTTTATTAATGTTTGTATTAATTCTGAAGAAGGATTAGTATCAACTATTTTAGACTTTTTAATTGCACTAAATAGATTACCAACTGGCGACACATTTGTATCTGGTATATTAAAAACACCAACATTCCATTTTATATCAGTATCAGATATTTGAATTATATATGTATTAATAACATTAGTTGGTACATTATTAACTATTAATTTTAATGTATCATTGTTGTTAATAATTACCGAACCGCCAACAGATACACCATTAACAACTAATATCCCATCTGTAAATGTTATATTAACGGGTTCAATTAATTCACTAACTGTAATTAGATTTGATTCAATATCACCAGTATTAGTTACTGGAATATCTATTAAATCCAAAACATCAGGAAAAATAAATATATCTCTAATATTTGCCATATATTCCTCTTTTATTAATCATAAAAAAAGGGGGAGTGCAAAACACCCCCCCTCTCTCTTGTTAAATATATTTAATATATTTTTATACTACTACTGTATTTATTGTTTGAGAAAGTACTTTCCTATCAATATTGTCAGAATATTCTGGTCTAATAGAACCACCATTAATTTGAACAAATATACGCATACCAGCCCCATACGGTTTAGTTGAATATGTACCGACATATACTCTACGATCCACATGAGATTTCTGATTTAATAGTCCAGCAACTGTAGAATATGTTAATAACGTGTCATATTCCGCACTTGGTAAATGCCATGTATATGCACTTCTGAAAGTCAATTTATCCCCATTAGATGATCTAGATATATGTGGGGTAACATTCGTATCATCTGATAAAGTAGAGTCACTTGCAAGCGATTCATGCATTTCATCTAAATCATATTTCTCATTCCCAGTTTGTCCAACTTCGGTATATCCACCTTGTATTGATGAATCTGCACCAGAATAACATATCATATCCATTTCAGATGCTGGATATATATATCGTTGACTAGACATAGGTGTTGGGAAATTAAATACAAAGGATTTATCCTGAGTAATTGATAATTGTTCCATAGGGTTAATAATAGCTGGACTATCTATTTGAGGTAATACAGCAGATACATGATAATCCCATGGTTTTAATACATCAGACTCACGAACAACAAATCTATATATACCTTTACCAAATTTATGTAAATTTGTCCATGAATTCGGCATATCACGATCTTCTGCAAGTTTTATCATATAAGAGTTTTGTACTGAAACATCTTCTTCACTATAATTCTGATATTTCATACTAACTACTGTACCATTATCTACTTCATAACGCAAATATAATAAATCATTATAATATATATATGAATTTAAAGAAGTACCTTGATATGTATAATCTTGTGGAAATTGAACTACTCCATTACTAATAAAATTAATATTACTAGTTGGAACCATTTCAAGTTCTTGATTATTAACCGTAACAGTTAATCTTGCAAGATCTTTAACAGGTTTGGTATTATCTCCACTTAATCCATATGGATTAATATATACACCACCATTACCAGAACCTTTCCATAAATATTCAACACCAAAACCAAATACTTTACTTGGTCCTGGGATTAACGCAGATCCATCAAATATATTACCTAAGTCGCTATCAGTGCCGTCTTGTGATAGAGATACAACAACAATACCATAATGCCAATACAACTTGGCTGATTCATACCACACTTTACCGAGCATGGAAACATCAAGATCAGCGATTGCCTCATTAATATGCTCGTCTTTATTGTTGGTGGTGGTAGATGATGTTCCTGTAAAAGTTGATCCTCCCCAGGTTATTGTAATAGTCACCAGATTCACACCAGCACCAATGCCATCAGTGCTTGAGCTATTACCAGAAACCGCCTCTACTCTAATATCATTAAAGTCTGACGATAAAGGAATATCTCTATCTGTTTCAACACCAGTAACATCAAACGTTGTTAACGAACCATCAAATGTAATGAATTTTAAATATTCAGATTCATTCAAAGAAACTCCATTTCTAGGCACTTGTTTTTTAATCGTATCAAACATTCCAACTGGTATTTGATACACACTTGACACCACAGATGTTTCATATATATCAATATCACCATTTCCGTCATCAATTAACTCATATAACCATACTTTATATGGTTGAAGTCCTTGTTTTGCTGGACCTGTCTTTTTATAATCAGCTGTCATTAGATTAACTAATGGTACTGATTTATATTGAGAAATGATAGAATCATATTTAAATCCAACCTTACCAATACTATCTCCCATATGAGTCATAAATTGTGATGAAACGTCAAGGAAGTGAGGTAAATAATCACTTGAACGAGGTTTTGAACTATTATCACCGTCAAGATTTACTTTTGATTGTGGTATATCGTCACCATTAACATAACCGTTAGGTAAAGGAATACCCTCTAATTCTTCAACGCTATCAATTGGAGTACCAGTATATGTACCGGCAATCATATCGACGGCACTAGAGTTATAAGTGAATGCCTTGATTGTGCGAGCAGGAGCATTCTCATACCATAGATCAAATACACTTTTAGTAGCATTTGTTTGATAATAAAGACTTGTAGAATCTAAATATGTTGTATTCATTCCATGAGATAATCCACCTGGAGAAAGTTCCCCACCTTCAGTAAATAATGCTGTATGACTAACATCAGATACAACAGCAGTTGGTAATGCCGCAAAATTATAAAGAACTTCAGAATTCTGATTTATTGTACCATCATGGTATGATGAATCAAGAAATTGTGTTCCTTGAAAATATCTACCAGGAACAACACTATTTAACATAGTTGTTATTTTAACGGTTGTTTCTAAATCTACAGAAAGTTTTCTTCCAGTAACATCATATATGGCTTGTTCTTGTAATCCCTCAATAGAAGTTAATGTATTAAATTCACTTGAAATAAGGTTACCATCAGCCCCCATAACTGAATTCGGTGTTGTTAACACACTTTTAAAGAAGTTCTGACTGACATCGGAAAATTCTTCTGGACGTTTTGCGGGACTATACACGCAATGAACTGGACTTTTTCCATCTTCCATTTCTATTGCACCAGAAGTTTGATCCGCGTGCCGTTGTACAACAAACCATGCGTAATCATCATCTTGATCAATTGCACCTTGATCACCTACAAAAAATGCAGTACCATGATCAGTACATGTCAATCTATATGACATTGGATACGAATTTTCTACATCAAAATTAGTTTTACCTCGTCTATTAAAAAATGGTTCTTTAACTTTATTATTATGTGCAGATAAATCATATGAAACTTCACACAATTCACCAGGCAATCTGGAACTAGATCCCTTTGTTCCATCTCTACCTTGAGTTCTAGTTAAAGTACCATCATCTTGTATTTGATATGGAGTAGCAACATATACAGATAAACTAGCATCCATATCATTAAATTGAAATTTAATTCTCCATTTTTGCGGTTTTCTAATATTAGAAATCGCATGAGGATGTCCCAAATTTCCTGGCAATAATGATTTACCAGGAACTATATCTGCAAGTGATGATAATAAATCTGTACCTTTTTCTGAATCAATAATAAAAGTACTACCAATTCTAGAAATAGCGTCAGACACCTCATAATGACTTTGTTGATTATATGCATCCGGTGTAGTTAACGGTGTATTTACACTACGATTATCTACCAATCCTGGATACACAATCTGATATGGTTGTGTTTCAAGTTCCGTTTCATTTAAAAAGATACCCCATTCTCCTGATTCAAACCAATTTGAAATTGGTCCAGGACTTTTAACAGAAAATCCAGTTTGATCTCTTGTTGTTAATATTGTTTGCCAAAATGCATAAGAGTTCGCCGACGCATTACAGGCTGTTTCATTTGCTGCAGCACCTCCATCAGCACAATGTGCAGCAATAACTGTTAAGTTTGGAATGAATCCTGATATTGGTTGAAATATTGGTTCCGCTGTAAAATCACGTTCCGTGTTTTCAATTATATATTGACGTGAAATTGGTACATACTCGGTGGCAGACCGAAGAACCACATCCCCATAAAAATCAATAATATCTGCAAAATCATAAGTACTGGCGACAGTTTGGGTGTCATAGTTAGTTGGTACAGTAACTGTGTCTGGTATATCTACAGTTGCAGTATAAGCATCATGAACTGGTGAATTTCTAAATGCAATATTTATATCTCTGACTAATGTTTTAATACCCGCCTGTGAATTTTGCCAAGAACCACCAGACGACTCATATACTGTTAATAAGTCCAATCCGTCAACAGACAATTTAAAACTATCAAGTTCTGATCCACCTGAAGTTAAATCCGGTAAATAATATCGTTTGGCATTCACATACAATTCATATAATGGCAATTCATTAGATAATACCAACCTACCATCAAAATATCTAAAACTTTCTGATTTTAATAGGGTTGTAAATTCTTTTAATATAGTCACAATAGCAACTTCTTGTGTTTCTGATACTCCTATTTCGCCCACTTCCATTTTTGTTATATCTTCATAATGAACAACAACTTCTTGATTTTCCTGTGGTAATAAGAAAATTCCAGGATCACCAACAGTAACTGCCGTAACAATGTGTGCATCACCTACTGTCACTTCTAACGAAGCATCAGTAGATGTCGGATCATCAGAAGTTACCCTAACAACAAAATCTACCGCATCCCCGGCAACATCAGTATCTTGGACAAGTCCGTAACCAGGTTCTAAAACAGGTACTACGGTATCAACCGAACCTAATGTATAATATGGTGTCCAAACACCAGTTGTGCCGCTATGATCTACCTCACATAATACTTTAGTTGCAAAACCCGAAACAGAGCAACTTCCTAGTGTAGTACTTTCAACAAACGATATATCAAATACAGGAGTTAACCTAATAGTATCTGAACTTCCTAATCCTGTTATAATTGCTTCACCAGCACCATTACGTTCTCGTATAGTTTTACCAACATCCGTATCTGTCCATCCAGCATCTGTCCCAATTGAAATATCAAACGGCATGTATGCCACTCTATTATTACCTGGAGTCAGTTGTGTTATTGCTAATCGTGCTAGTTTTTGATTAATATTTGTCCAATTTTCTGTATATCTATTACCATATGGATGTAAACACAAATCAGTTGCAAGTTGTTGTAATAATCCATGTTCATATTCTGGATATTTTATTGGATCTATAAAATATTTTAAATCCAATGTTCTAAAGTTTTGTTGTGGTGTTAAAAACGATACAAAACCAAAACGGTGAGTTTCGGTTGGGTGTGAGAATAAAAAATCACCCCCACGATATATATCATCTTGTAACAATCTAGATAATTGAATAGTACCCGTAGAACCACCAGCACTTCCAGTTATAGACATAAGTTCTATATCTTGTAATACTACATCAGGTTCTTTGTCTAAAAATACAGTTCCAAAGATATCTTTAGTTAATGATGCCCAATCTATATATGGAGACTTAGTACTTTTATATGAAGAACCACTATTAACTATAAACAGAGAAGATTTATCTAAAACATATCTAGAAGCAATAATATCAGGAATATCCGCTCTAATTTTTTCAAACGAATCATTAGGACGATTATAATCATACCATACCGCAGTAGATATTGGACAACTGTCCATAGTCCAGGTAGATGAATTTGTAACCCACTCTCCACCCGCCGCAGTACAACCTCCCTCCGCATCGGTAGTTAGAGCGTTATCCTTATAACATCCCCCAGTAACCACGGGGGGATGCCAAACTTCGGATACACCTTCCGATGCTTGGGTAAAACAACCAGCTGGACGATAATTAAGTTCAGTAAAACCCATAATTCTTGTGTTTTTTCTAAAAAGATCACTCGATGGTATAGTACCATCTGGGTTGACTACAACTTGTACTTTAACTCTAGTACCACTTACATAAACACCACCAAACCAAGACACTTCCTCTCTATGATCTGGATCATCCCAAGATATTAGTGGTAAAACATTGCTGTTTTGAGTCGCAGTCATATTATCAGTATATACATCTCCATGCAGTAAGTCACCAGCAGACACATAATAACTTTTACTTACTACTAAATCCATAGCATCTGATATTACAATTCGTACTTTTTCTGCAAGTTGAATTCCATTATCATTTAAATCAACTACAACATTACTAAGTGGTATAACTAACTCATTTAATAAAAAATTTGTAAATGGTGAGGAAACGTTATCAGGCAAATGCATGATAACTTCTTTGTCCAACTCAAAATCATATTGATACTCAGCATATCTTTGTTCTACTACATCAAAATTAAATGTTGCTTGAGATGTGACAGTAGATGCACCACTCAAAAAATCGCCTTCTATTTTCAAATTTGACCATGTTCCTAGCATACACTTATCAAACAATCCTTCAGTATTAGCATTAACAGATTTTATATCAAAAGGTGATGATGTGTTTATCTCAAAAACCAAATCTGGTAGTTGAGATATTGTTACTGAATTTAATCCAATCCCCGTTAATGATACGTGTTGATTGTATCTAGGTTCCGTCATTGTAGTTATTTCATTCCTTGATATAGAAAAACCAGCGGAGACAAAATCATTGCCAAGCCCCTTTTTATGGTTTACTATATTATTTTGAGTTGTTGCCATTTGTTATCTCCTAATGATATTTTATTATATATTTATAATATGTAATATTTAAATGTTATATGATTTATATTAAGTTTATAATGATATTATGCCTTTATTCACATCTGAATGTCGGATACTAGACCCAGACACTTGAAAAAATATTCTCATACCATTACCATTTGGTAGTGTAGACAACATACCTTCATATTTTCTTTTATTTCTACGCCAATATTGTTTTTCACCGTTAGGAATGTCATGACTAGCATATGGATATGGTGCAGTATTGGTACTAGTTGGGTTTGACTCTACCCCAATGTCATTCTTAAATGGCACAGCAGTATCCCCCGCCGAATCTCCATATTTATCTATTTCTATATGACCACCATGTGATGAGAAATCTGCACTTGATATACATATCATATCTAATTCACTTTGTGGATAATAAAAACGTTGAGAAGTTAATTGTGTAGGAAATGCAAACACGAAATTTCTATCGTCTGTAATAGATAACTGTTCATATGGATTAATAATAGCAAATGAATCAGTTGAATGTTTTGTTGCATCTAAATGATAATCCCATGGTTTTAATACATCTGACTCTCTAACTACAAACCTATTAATAGATTTATATGAATCTTCTTCTTCTTGAACAAAATCCCGATCTTCAAATGTTTTTACCATATAATCAGTGGCAGTTTTAAAATTACTATATCTTATAGAAAATTTAGAACCAGCTTTTGGTGCATGTCTAAAATGTATTGTTTTATTAAAGAAATCATAAAAATAAGAATTTACACGTGTAGTCGTTCCAAACACCACATCACCAGGTAATAACCCATTCAATGCTGGTTTATTACTACTTATCACTAAATGTTTGTCTTTTATAACACCCGATGAAGCAATATCAAGATTAAAATTCTTTTGAGTAGTTATATTATAATAAAACCCATTATTATTCCAAAAATTTAATCCCTGATTTATGCAACTATTATCTACAGTTGGATCCGAACCCCTATAATTATTCCAAACATCTGTCGCACCTGATGAAGCAGCACTTCCAATATTATAAGAAGTACCACCAAACGTGGTAATAGATACACCTTCGTCATCATTTGCAAAAACAGGTAATTGAAATAAATGTCCTAACACATCTACACCATTAGCATCCAATGATTCTAAAAATCTTGGCATAGTTGTTGGATCACCATGTCTAAACCATTCATCATATGACAAAATGTATGCATCATCATCTCTTACTGATACTATATCATCTAATGATACAACCATAGAATCAAAAATACGATCCTTATTTGCAATACTATGTGGTGTTAATATATCTACTAAAGCGTCTGAATTAGTTTTCCATTCTGAATATGTATCAACATCATTATCAGTTGTTGGCGAAACACCACCATCAACCCAAGTATTACCTGCAGCTCTACAAGAAAAATCATCACTATGACTTGTCATTTCATCTGAGGCATTTCTACAATATGAAGATTTTTCTGCACTTGCTTCAAACCTCGACATTCTATCTATCAATTGTGTTGGAAATACTAAATTACCAGAATATGAAAATGAACTATTATCAAGTATTGGTGTTGACCAAGATGGTGAAGTTAGTGCTTGTGAAACTTCACCTAAACCAGCAGTGACGGTAACAGTATTTGTCAAATATTTCTGCTTAGTGTTGGTAGGTGTAGTGACATTAGTAAATGATACCGACACAGAACTGTCTAGTACACTTTGTTCATAATTATTTAAGTTTGAACTATTTACATTTTTGGTAAAAGTCAACTCCAATGAAGCAGAATTAAATGATGTGGTTAACACATCTTTATTTGCCAAGACTCCTAAATCTGTCGCAATTACTTCTTTAGCATTTAATTTGTTGGCGATTTCGGTAAATCCACTCGTATCATTCTCAATCGTATATACTTGAGTATATGGTATCCAAGTAAGTGATACATCTGCATCACAGGCTGTTTTGTCAGATATATTATCCGAACAAACTCCTAGCGTAGTACCGATAACACCGTCTCCATCCATATAGTCAAGACTGCTACTAATATCACTTGAAAAATCCAATTGATATGTCTCATTATTAATAATAACATCAATGTTTGGAGCAGTATCGGATAAGACAATATTCTCCCCATCATCTTCACCAAACTCAGTATCCAAGGTAGCGACTACCGTTCCACTTGGAAAGGTACCCCAATCAGTTATAGTCCTGTTATAGTTCCAATTATTATTATTGAAATATCTTGGAACATCCTCAAACCCCTGTATTGATAAAGAATTTATATCTTGAGTTGTTACACTAGATCTCCAATAATTATGATAAGAATTAGTAGTTGGAATCATCCCACTTTGCAAATTAGTATTTGAATCAAACACCTTACCAGTTGTAGAAGCAGAATAACCCTTACCAAAAAAATCTATAGAATTGACAAACCCATCAAATAATGCATCATCACTCACCCAATGAGAATAACTAGGGTTAGTATACGACTTACCATCCTTATCATAAATAGTTGGACTTGGACTAAAATCTTTTGTATCTCCACTTGCATAATAAGCAGTCAATCCCTCAAACGTCGCTGGACGTTTAGATGGTGAATATAAACAATGTAGTGGTGTTTTTTCTGTTATATCTGGTTGTCCTGTTAATTGATTAACATGACGTTGAACAACAAACCATGCAAAATCGTCATCTTGGTCAGCGGATGCTTGATCCCATACAAATAATGATACACCATGGTTGGTAGTTGTTAATCTATATGACATTGGATATTGAGGAGCAACATCATATTTATTTTTAGATATACCTCTTCTTAAAAAATGTGATTTGTTTTTAACTGAAGTTACTGTAACATTTCTAGAAATAACTGGCTCATGAAATATATCACACAATTCTCCTGGTTCTCTAAATACTGCTCTGTTTGTACCATCACGTGCTTGTGAACTGGTTACTGTTCCATCATCCCTTAATTGATATTTTGTTGCAACATTAACTTTTAATTCTGACGTACCAGGTAACCACTCAAAACGAATTCTCCATTTTTGTCCAACAGGGGCTGCACCAGAAAACGCATTAGAAGTATAAGTTGGTTCACCTGATAATATATCAACTGCCTCTGTGGATTCAACCACCATCAAATTAGATATATTATTACAAGATGTGATAATTGAATTCTTATCAGTAGATATTGTTTCTGGATATATTAATTTAAACCCAGGCATATATGATACATCTTCGGCATATTCTAACAATACCATATCTCGTTCATTAAACAATGTATTAATCGTTCCAGTTTGAAGTTTGGGTATCTCTAACACACCACCAACACCGATGTCTGTTGGTTGTGTATATGTCCACTCAAGACCACTACTATTTGTTGCATAAGAATGATAAGTTCCTGGCATTTCTTGATATGGAGAAAACCCATTTGGTCCTACATACGCCCCATAAGGAACATCTAATGAATGTTCCCAATTAAAAGTAACAGTTACATTACAATCTTCTATGTCTCTTACCCATGGGATATCTTGTCCTTTTATTCCAACAAAAAGAAACTCAGTGAAACGTCTAGCAACACCAACTGACCCATGAACACTCGTACTTGATGGATACCATAACTTATTATCAATGATTCTTCCATCTATAGATAATAGAAAATGTCCATTACCAACATCTCCTAACGTATATGGCATATACACAGAAGTACCACTATAACCACCTTCGGTTAATTCTCTACCTTCAGTATATAATGATTCTACAGTACCATCATATCGATTAAACTTATATGGAGTAGTTGGTCCAGGCACCGCATCTACCCAAGAATATCCGCTATTAGCAGCAACAGTACATGTTGATTCTGATGTAAAACTACTATCTACATCACCAGAAGCATTATAACAAGTTCCAAGATCACCAACCGGTTCTAATTTACATCTAAACTTCAATGAATCATGTCTTTTTAATTTCCATAATCCAACATTATATGAAGCCTCCGATGAAGCCGGTGTTATCGTTTTAACTCTTCGTTGATAAATACCAGAACCACCAACCTCAGCATCATCAAGAAATCCCATGGGATTCAACGGCACTACAAATTTCCCAGTAGACGATTCAATAAATGAAATAGATTGATAACCAGTAAAATCATCAAAAGTAAAATTACTAATAGCCCAATTGGGAGCATCCCCTAAAGCGGCATTGTTAATCTCTATAGAACTCCAAACTACAGTCGTTAGTGCAGATGAATCATTTTCAACAAAAAATACCACACCATCATTGACTTGATCGGATGCACTATTAATCAATACAGATACACCTTCCATAGAGTTATCGGAAAGAGATGTAGTTATTGAAGATTGAATTGCTGTACAAATTTCTAATATTTTACCAGCATCAGTACCAGCACTACTTGCCCACGATCCTATACTACCTTCAGTCACTGTCACTTCAGACCCATTAACAGTCAATTTAAATTGGTGTTGTATAGTATCACTCCAACTACCAATCAAAGATGTTCCATGTCCAAACAATTTAACAAAACCCTTTCTAGCAGATGTATTATCGTTAGTCTCGGATACAAAGTTATCAGGACTAATTTGTTTTATTTCAGGAGAATCATACGGGTTTACACACAAATCCTTAGCTAATTGATATAACAACCCGCCACTAGAAGATGACCATTGTTCTTGATGTATACGATATTTAATTTCTATGTGTTCACCTTGAGCCGGATGATACCCATTTTTAAATCTAAGTCCACCAAATGAACCAATAGTTTGTTCAAACGACACAATCCCCCTTTCAACATGATCACCTTCCGTATATATTTCAGAAGATTGGTCACTGTCCCAATATCTTTTTTCTTCATCAATACTAATGATTATACTCGCAACAGAAGCGTCTGTGGCGTTTTGAAAATTATTACCTAACGTCCTATCCAGCAAATATTGAGTTCCATTTACCGTAATATCCCATTCCCATGACTTATCAGAAAAATCTATTTTCCCATGCAAAGGCAAAATGGTTTCACCAACGCCAACATGAATTTCAGTTTGTATTTTGTGTGGAATAGTTATTATCTCATTCCTTTGTATGCTGTAACCGCTTGATAAAGGCATTTTTAACTCCTAAGTTTATTTATTATATTTATAATTATGCAATATTGTCTATATATTTATATCGCTGTTAAGTATATACACAGAATTACTCAACATAAGTATCCGCATTCCGTTGCCGTGTGATAATGATTTCAACCCAACGTAATGCCGTGTATCATCATTCGTACCGTCATACTTATAACGGATAATTGGTTCAATTCCACTTTCAGACACAACTGACGCAGAAGTATACCCAAAAATATCTAGGTCTTCATTTGGATAAACACACCTTGTACCGGTTAGATTAGACGGGAACTGGATGATGTACTTGTTGTCTTTGGTTATTACCTGTTGTTCTAAGCTATTGATAACTGCTTCACTATCAACATTATTTTTGGTTGCCAAAATATGAATATTCCACGGGGTTTCCATATCACTTTCTCTGACAACATATCTCCAAATTTTAGGTTCCATCGAATCAGAAATTAACGTATCTTCTAAATCCAGTTTATATACTAATGAAACTACATTACCAGATGTATTTAAAATCCCTGTTTCTGATAATGAATATGAATTTCCATAAGAATCTTGCAATTCTGTTATTTCAGAATCAAACGTTTGTAAATTACGAGAAGATTCTGAATAATATATACCATAATCTGACGGATATATATGTTCATCAGTACAGGAATATAAACAATGAACCGGATGTGTATCAAATACATGATCACCACCAGTTATAGGCAATCCAGTAATATTATCTACAGTCAACTGCACCGAAAACCAAGATGAATCATTAGAATCCACCGATAAAGTTTCATGTCCAATATATAATCCCATTCCATGATTAGTCATAGTTAATCTATATAACATGGGATATGTTCCTGATATATCTGGTATGTTTTTTGGATATCGTTTAAACCAACCTCTTCCCCTTCTCTTATTTCTTACTCTATATGATCTATCAATATTATATGGTTCATAATATTTTACTTCTATGTTATATTTATTATCTATTATTTCATTGTTTTTTAAAGATACCTTATTAGTGCCAGACATAAACAAATCAAATGTATCATCTATACCATTATTTATAGATACATATTCTCCAATATCTAATATATCTAATATGATTGAACCAACACTTGGTGTTGCCGTACCGTCAGCATTTGACATTAAATGTATCCCAATAGACATAGTATTTATTCCATCAAAATCTTTATTTTCTATCCAAGTTTTAAAGTCATCAGAAGAGTGACCATACTCAACATCAGATATATCACCAGTAGATATTTCCCACGAACCATTTTCACTAAATTTTGCAGAATACTTTATATCTGTACCAGTAGGTTTAGTTTCATTAATTGTAATTGTTTTTATTTTGTAAACACCAATCGTATATTCATCACTAGACGGTCTATCATCCAATAATATAAAATCAGATATAATACTACTACTATTATTAGTATTATATGTTTCTACCGAATCAATCACAACCTCTCTTGAATCTGTCGAATTCAAAGTTATTGAATTCACAAAAGGTGTGAGTCCAGTATCAGTAGTTGATATATTTAATTGAATATATAAAGATTCTATATTATTTATTGACAATCCAGTTATATAAGAAGATAATTCATTCGAATCGTTTCTATATACGAAATTAGTACCATTAGTAGAAACCCCATACTTTATACTAGTACCCGTTGGTATAGTTTCATCAATTACTATGCTATCAATTGATATTATATATGCACTTGACAATGGAATTGCATCAGAAGTTATATAATTGTCGGCACTTAATGTGTCATATTCTATTGTCGTACTTTCTACAACTTGTGTCATTTTACTAACTTCTAATGTTATACCAGACAATGATGGAGTATAAATGTTATCATGACTAATAAGTACAGCCATAATATCTAATGTCTGTCCATTATCCGTACCTAACACATTTTTAAAATCATCTGATTTTAAATAAGTTATAAATTCAGTAGAAGTCATACCATTATTAATAACATTGGATATTTCTGATACATCAACTGATCCTGATTGAGTGACCCAAATATTTCTAGAGTCGGTAGAAACAACATATTTTATATCAGTAGTTAATGGTACGGTTTCATCAACAATAACATTATCAATTGATTCTATATCATGTAAAGATATAGATATATTTGTCTGCACATATCCATGTTCTGGATATGATGTTGGTGTATTAATAATAATATTAAATTTTTCAGTCATATTTAATATTAAAGAAGATACACTTGGACTAATTGTACCATCATCACTACTAATTAAACAAATAGCAATGTCAAGATTATTCTTATTTTCTATATCACTTCCTACTAAAAAGCTATTCAATTCAGATAAACTATAACCGCCAGTGAAATCACTACCAGCACCATGATCCCAAGACTCTTTTTTATTAAATGATACTGAATATCTGACATCAGTTTCTAATGGATTATGTTCATTAATCAAAACACTTTCAATGGATGACATATCTAATATGTCAATGGTATTATTGGTATACATAACTCCATTCGTTCTATAATCAATATGTGTGCTTACAATAATATCATAAGATTCATTAATATTTAATATCATAGATGATATTGACGGACTTATTCTTTCAGACGTTGATGATAACTCTATGTCAATTATCATCTCAGTTTGATTAAAAATATCAGCAATAAATGTATCACTTTTTAAATATGCAGAAAATGTTGCAACAGTATCATATGTTGATTCAACACCATCTATGTCAATCTTAAATTTTATAGAAGTATTATCTGGTATATCATGTGTCAATAACACATTTTCAATAGAAGTGATTTTAGATACATCTATTGGAACATAACTCATATTATTAACAGTATCAGGATCAGTACTGTATATATCTACATCATGATCATATGGTATGTCGTTCTCATGTAAATCAAATGACACATTTTCAATGGTTGGAGTTATAGCATCATCAGTCGTTTTGAGTTTTATAATTAAATAAAATGTATCACCATTTACAACTACTGGTGATAAAGTACTGGCGGTAGAAATTGGTTGTTGAGTTGTAGGGTCAGTAGAAAAATCTCCATAATATTCTATACTAGTACCAGTTGGGGTTGTTGCATTGATTGATATATCTCTCACATCATTAAGATTATTGGTATTTAACAGATTATTTATTCCCGTTTTTTTAATCCCTATTATAGTTTCACTAGGATATATATCTTTGACAAAGATATCTAAAGTATTAGTCAGTTTAAGTGATATTAAATTAATCGTTGGAGTTACATTGCCAGTTGTCGTCATCGTAATTTTAAGATATATATCATCAATTGTATAACCTAAATTAAAATCAAAAATATTCATATCAGTGGAATTACTCGGAGATGTCCAGCTGTCTTTATTATCAAAACTTAAACTATATAATATAGTAGTGCCGTCAGGAACTGTATCATCTATTACAATAGATGTCGGCACACTGCGTGTCACATTTGAAACTTGTTGTATTATATAAGATTGACGTATCTTATATGATTCTTTATGAATAGTATTATTTTTTATTGAGACAATATTAGTTCCACTTGTTATTAACGTTACATCATCCCCCAAAATATTTTGTTTTTGTGAAAATGTAAAAGGTTTTAAGTTGAACTTAATATCACGAACACTTGGTGTAATAGTGTCATCTTCCGTAGTAAAATACATCTGTATGTCTAACTTTGTCGCTGATGACGGAATTGTACTAAAATCATAATCCATTATATCATCTGCATCAACACCATGGGTGGTTATATCAATATCAGAATCTGTTGGAGTATTCCATATAGATCCATTATCAAACGACAGGGCATATTTTATATTAGTATTAATTGGTTTAATTTCCTCAATAAACGATAAAGATTCAATATAAAAAACATTATCTAGTAATATGGATTGAGTAGATTCGGTTATACCAGACAAATAATATGGACTATATGTTCCAGTAATACCCCCAGTAAAAATAAATTTATTAACGTTCTCGCCGTTTGAACGAGTTACCGCGCCAACCCCTGCATACAAAATGGCAACATTATAACTATTATCAGAAGGTCCAACTCCGAGTTGACTGAAACCATCTAACAATCCCTTTACAGACAGTGGGTCAGATGCAAAACGAGATCTATCACGGTCATTTCCCACTAACCAATAATTAAAATAATCACCAGGAGATATAAAGGAGTATTCATATATCTCTAAATCAGTTGATACGCTGATAATGTCACCGTCTACTACTAAAATACATTCTATTGGAACATCAACACCGTCAACTTGAGTGGTTAACCCAGGAGGAACACCTTCAAAACTATATCCTGTTTTCTTTTGTAATACACCATTAAATAAAACATATATTCGTTTTAAATTAGGAATAGGATGTGCAAAAAATATTTTAGTAATACCTGCAGCACCATCAATACCGATGTAGTTTAATTTACCATTATATGACCCTATCGGCAACCCGATGGTTCCATTCGTGGAACTTTCAACACTTATTTTACGCCAGAGATTTGATCCAGTGTGGAGTTCGATAATGTTTCCAACCCCCAACTCACCAGTGGTATTCCAACCACATGCCCATATGCTACCATCCTTCTTAAGAGCATAACTAGAATATGCACCACATTCTATGTCTATTACATCTGTTATTTCTGAAAATACAAATCCCTCCAATCCCCCATAACCATTTAGTGGGGAGGTGCCTATGGGGTATCCTAATTGTCCTCTAGAACCTTGTTTTTGGCCAGTACCTTGTACACGCCCATCATTAACTAATACCATTGTGTGTTCTTTGCCACATACTACCTTTGAAAACGTACTAGGAGTAACACCCCCCATCGGATACCAATTCATGTTGAACTCGTATGATGAAACACCCATAGATTTTAAACCTCCCCACTTCCACACTGGTAAAAAATGTGTTCCATAACCAGGATTGTCAGCACCGGTAACGTACATTGTTCCATCAGATTTAACAGCTATGGCATAATGATCTCCACATATTACATAGTCTACTGCTGTTATATTAGATTGAACCCAATCTCTACTAGATGTTCTACCAGTTGAAGTCGTGCCCAAATGATTGCCGTGTCCAGTAGCCCATACAGTACCATCATGTTTCACCACCATGGAAAAATACCGACCAAACGCTATTGATTTCACATTTGATATACTACTTAATCGCCAATATATATTGGGTTTTTTATACCCCCACGCTGGCTCACCAATTCCCCCCATCTTCACTCTTCCAAATTGTCCAACTTCCTCCAACCATATTTCTTGTCCTACACCCATGTATTCAATACCATGTTCACCACAAACCAATAAATCATCATTTTCTAATATTATCGCACTTCTATTATAATCACATACCACATGTTTTGCCACTAGAACGGGGTCATCTCCCACTACATTGTCAACTCTAATCTCCAATTTCGTCCACTCGTTGTACGTCCCACCTTCGCTTAAACCACCTAACTGTAACATTGAATTATCACCAATGCCATATACTTCACCAGTGGCCAACAGAGCAAGGCAATGACCACTCCCACATGATATATCAATAATATTTGTTAATTCTATGTCAATTAAATTATCAGTATCTCTATCTAACTGTAATGTATTTAACAACCCTGATATATGATTTGTTTGATCAAAACTAGTAGTATCTAATACACCAATACCACCCCATGTTGTAGACGTTTCTACTGGATTCATTACACTAATTTGTGTTGAAAGTTGCCCAAGATAGTCATTATGATCATGAGATAATGTTAAATCGATAGATTCATTTGGTTCTAATGTTATAATAAACTCATCAGTAAATAACTCTTGATGATCCCCGGATCCCATTGATATTGGGGATATTGATTCAACAGTTAATGAGGTATCATAGTCTACATATTCTGGTACTGGTGCAGTATATTCAGGATAAACATACATTGGTGTATCAACATCATCCAAACTACTAGTTGTTCGTAATTTAAAGTTAGTATCAGTTGAATTATACCACATTATACTATCTTTACCAACACCCACATAATTTCCAATATATTCCCCAGACTCGCCCACAGATGTTCCTGTATAAGATATATCGTTAGGATTGTCCTTATCTATTAGTTCTATCTTTCCAGATTTATATATAATAACATTATATATTGATGATGACTTAATGCATTCTACTGGATCATATAATATATCTATGTGATAACCACCTTTAGTTATAACTCCAACTATTTCCTTTATCTGTGAGGAATTATTACTTACTTTGCTTAAGTCCAATCCTGTCATAGTTTCAATGTGATATGTCCTATGAGCATTAATATTATCCCACTTTAACTGAACCACATGTTCCTTTGTCGTAATAGTTTGATATTTCCTACTATCTCCCTGAACTCCTAGAAATTGCCACGATGAATATTTCCTAAATAATGCATTTATATCGGCCTGTGTTCTCGCATATCCATACTCCCACTTTTGTGTCACCGAATAACCAAATATTTGTTTAGTGTAGTAATCCCTTGTATCCATCCAAGAGGTAGTATAATTACTATTACTACTACCCTTACCAGGACATCCGCCTGGTGGATTCTCAGTCTGGTTGTGCTCTGGTTTAGCTGAAGTATAAACACAACTAGTTCTCCCCCGTTTCAGTACCGGTTTTCTATACCATCTCCCATACCAATAACCACTACTAAGTACAGTTTCACTATAAAGGCTTCTGACATTATCTCCTAAAAAATATCCAGTTTGCTTGGCAGAGAATGTATTACCATCTTTACCATAAATATACCACGTAGAATCATTACCCCCGTGTGGAGTATACACCGGTGATGTTTTATACGTATCTTTCAAATTATACTTAAAGACTAATCCAGACAACACAGTAGGATTAGTAAAGTTAACTTCAAAGGTGTATGTGCGTGATGCGTTGAACGATTCTGAACCCTGACTTTGTGACTTTTGTGTTGGAGGGTTTGTAACATTATTCCAATAAGTTGCAAATGGTGTCCATAAAGATGCATTTTTAAATGCTGCGATTCCTTTATATGTACTTACTGTATTACCGGTTGAAGTAATACCGTTGTCAATAGACACATGTTCATATGTTTTTTGAAGATATCTTGTAGTTGCCACATCATACAAGATTTCTGACTTATACTTATTTGCCAATCTCCAACTAATACCTTTTGTATTGTGACCAACCATTACATCATCGGATGATACAGACATAAACAATATAGGTTCGTTTTCTGTTAAATCCTCTAAAGATCTATCACTTTTATCTATTTTAAAATAATTATTGAACGGTATATTTTGATCATTAACATCTTTATTTTCTCTATACGTATTTGCATTAGTTTTCCCCATTCTAAATATTTCTTGGTATCCTTGAATAGTTCCTAACCACCAAGTCGCCGGATTACTTACATCATTACTAAGAGATATATAATCTGGATCATCTGAGAAAATCCCACGACAATTACTGTCCCAGCGCAACCAACCACCAGTAACAAATTCTCTATATTTGTATGTTTGATCGTCTCCTGACCACCATGACTTTCTATCATGCGATTTTGAAACTGATAATTGATTATCTCTGTTTTCACCAGACCAGTACATGGTATTAGCTGTTTTGTGTGCCAAACTTATAATACTAGAATTCCCACCAGCCCATACATCTTTTATAGGTCCATCATGACTTAATCTCCAATTATCAATAGAATAATACGATTTATCACCTACACTATTCGTATCAAATCCAAAATCTTTTCCAAGTTGACACCATGTATTGCTTCCAGTTGCATATAATTTATTATTTAATCCTATTGCCAATAAATGACTATCTCCACATACAACTTTACGTATATTAGAAAGAGATAACATCCAATTGGGTACCTCATCAGTATGTCCTAATCCTAACTGTCCGTCATTGTTAACACCTTGAACATACAATTCTCCACTATCCAATAAACATGTATGGAATCCATTTCCTGAATCAAGTTGTCGTATTTTTGCGGTTGCTGGTATTCCATATATTGCTGGGACTCTCGGATGAAGAGTAGTTGTAGTAGACAGTGTATTATTTCCAACATTTAATGATTTATTTTCAGAATTTAAATACATATTATCATCAAATATATTCCATTGTAAGTTGTCTACAATAGTATCTTGTTGAGTATATGTGGGTTGTAACTTTACTGATATTCCGCTATCAGATTGATCTATTAAATCTGCATTATAATAAACCGAAACATCACTCATATCAAAAGTAATGGGAGTGGAATTATATATATAATCTGTTACTGTTTGTGTATCACCTTTAAGTTTGACAACTCCGTCCACAACATCAATTTCATAAGATTTAGTCCACAGTTCATTATCATTAAAATCAAATGTTACATCGGATAAAACATCTTGTTCTCCGAGTACATTTATCAAGGTACCATTTAACTTCACTACTCCATTATTAAATACTAATAATTCGGAATTATAATTCCATTCATCGTCAGTATTAAAATCCCATAATGTATTAATTCTAGGAACATATTGAGATTCATATATATTTGTTATACTTGGTTTTAATTTAACAGTACCATCATTAAATTCTATATTCTGAGTATCATATATCCAATCATTAGTATCATCAAATGTCCAATTAAAAGGAGTTGATGGTAACAACTGCTCTACGGCATACATATGTTCTATTAATTCTGTTTTTAATTGAATAGAACCATTTATAATTTCAATCTTATCATCTAATGATGTCCATTCATCTGAATTTTGAAAATTCCATGTAGTAGTAACAGTTGATTCTTGTTGTTCTGTAACATTTTCAATATTGGGTATTAACTTAATACCACCGTCAACAAACTCTATTAATGCAGAATTATATACCCATTCTAAAGGATCAATTGATTCCCACCCTTTATTATCTAATACATTATATACATATTTCTGTATATATGGCATTATTTTATTGTCATATATATTGGTTTCTGACACATCAAAATCAACAGTACTTCCAGCAGGAACAGTCTGTTCCATAATAAATTCGGGGGCTGAAATTGGTTTTATTTCATCTAATAATATACTTTTTGTTAGTGTGAATGTTGTTTCGCCAGTACTTGTGAATGTTTCAGTTATGGTGTCTTCAATTAATGATGACAAGTATCTAACTTGTATTATTGCACCGTCTGGTTGAGATTTAACTAATGTTAATATATCCCCATTAATATTGTATGAAGATTCTCCGTGTAATATCCCATCAACAGTAAGAGCCACATTAACTTTAGTTGATGGCTGTCTATATGATAATATATCCTCATATATTACATCTACTAACTGTCCGTGTGTTCTAGAGATTTCTCTATAATCATAAATACCACCAATAGTTCCATCGTTATATAATTGTGAAGCCGTTGCATTATTAACTTTTAACCAACCGTACATTGGATTTGGTATGCCGACATTAATTTCCCATGACTCTGTTAAAGTGTCGTCAAAAGTATATCCTGGATGATTTGTTATTTTTTCTTTTGATTTGTATTTGCTATCAGATACCACATTACCAAGTTCATAGGTTGTATATAATACGGAATCTAATTTGAGATTTAATTGATATAGTTCTTCCGTGAATTCTACATCATCGAAATATAAACGTTCTCTTTCATCAAATTCTAATCGCATTCGCCAGACTTGACCGAACATCATTTCATCTGTAGATTCTAAGACAATAACATGCTGTTTCAATGATGGTGTCCAAACAGAATCTACTGGGTCATATTGATTTAAAATACCAGATTTTACAAAAGATTCTGGTACCCAAGTTGACGTAACATCCGGAACTGTTTCCGAATCAAATACTGTGAATGTGAAATCTATATTATCAACAGTATGAATACTACCATGGGATGGACTTTGGGGGAAAGTATCACCAGCTGCAATTGCAAACTGAATATTAGTAAAATTGGCAGTACCGTCATATCCAGTTGCTGGATATATTAAATTGAAATATTTCTTTGTTATTAAAGTATCATCTTCAATATTTCGTAATTCATTACCTTCTTCTTTATTACCATTATACATCTGCCAATCTTTAGTCAAATCATCGACTAAAGATATTAACAGTGATGAAACACTTACATATCCATTATTTGAGTTTGATATACCATAATGAGTTAATTCCTCAAGTGATATTGTATTATTATTAAATACAGACATATGAAATTAAGTTCCATGATTATCTAAGTTCACATCAGTATTAAATATCCAATCACCAGATACTAACATGCATACTCGCATCCCCTTACTATTTGGTAATGTCGATCTTAACCCATAATATCTACGATGATCTTCTCCCGTTTCATTAACGGTATTTGTAACAGCACCGCTATTATATGAACTCATTGGTACTGTTGAACCTTCTGCAACAACTTCGGCAGAAGAAAAACATACCATATCAATTTCTTCTTTAGGATACATAACTCTTTGAGTAGTTAATCCAGTTGGAAATGTTATAACAAACCTATTATCATCTGTTATTGCTAATTGTTCCATTGGGTTTATCACCGCATTACTATCTGTCTGATGTCTAGTCGCAGATTTATGAACATCCCATGGTTTAAATATGTCATATTCACGTACAACAAATCTCCATATTTTCTTTGATAACTCTTCTTCTTGCAGATAATCCTCTTTATCAAGTATAGATAATATTATAGCATTTTGTCCACTTGTTGAACTTCTAAACGCATCCGACCCGATTGCAATCGATTCCCCACCCAATCTATACACTTGTGTCAAGTGATGACCAGGAACATGACTATCCAAGGCAGCACTAGAATAATATATTCCAAAATCACTTGGATATAATGACTCCCTTGAACAAGAATATAAACAATGTACTGGAAAATTAGATATAGGATCTCTCCTAGTCTGTCCAGTATAATTATCAACAAGTCGTTGAGAAACAAACCATGCATAATCATCGTTTTGATCGACCCCTGCATCATCCCATATAGAAAAACCAATACCACGTTCCGTAATTGTTAATCTATATGACATCGGATACGCACCACCATCTATTAGTTTTGGAAATCGTTTAAACCACCCAGGCAATTTTCGTTTATTTCTAGCTTTTATTGTTAATTGAGATCCGCCTTCTTCGTTTATATATGGGAATATATTATCTTCGAAATTAATATCAACCAATTCTCCTGGACTTCTAAAAACCGACCCATCAACATAAACACCGCCACCAGCATGTGATAACTCATCAAATGTAACAGATTCTGACATCACTATGCTGCCGGAATCCGTCAATTGCAATGAAGTTGCAATATTCACCTTTAACCATCCATACATTGGGTTTGGTATACCAACATAACCATTTTGGAAACCTGTCCTGCCTGTCACACCATATGATGCCCAACCAGGAGACACCGACCCTGTGACTACTGTTGATGATTCGGCTGAACCATCGTCATCATCTAACAGTTCCGCAGTCGCTGCGTATCCAGCAATAGTACTGCCACCATTCGGATCAGGAACATATTCTACAGTAACATGAACCGATGTATATGGAACTTGATTTTCAATATAAATTCTATTACCCATTACACTATCGGTAGAAGCAGTAAAATATAATTTAAATGTATCATCATTATTTAATTCAAAAACAATTGTCTCAGCCGAAGCATCAACATCAGCATCACCACTATCTGAAACACAAGTAACTAATGTTGCTGTATGATCCATCTCTAAGTCATAACCTACGTTCTGTTTTATTGATGATACTTGTATCTTAACAGAATCATTCCCACTTAACTTACCATTGATTTTAAATGTCTTTCTTAATGTTTCTCCCAAATACCAATCATCAGAATCATTAACATCCGGTTGTGAGCCAGGAGCAACCACCCCAGAATCAACTGCCCCCATCCAACGATATCCTGGATGTCCTTCCATAGATTCGGTATAATCATCACCTATAACATTATTACCATAAAGATCTAAATCAACTTCATTTACTTTATTACCAGTAGCATATATTGTCAATCCTTTATTTTGTCTACGTCTATTTAACTGAAATAATTCTCTTTTAAATTCAGGATCTTGACTATATAATCGTTCTCTTTCATCAAATTCAAACCTAATTCTATATTTCTGAGAAATACCACTATTAATTTTGGCATTCGGTTCTATTTCATTGGTAGTTTCTACTAAAAGAACGTGTTGATATTTATTAGAACCTAATAGATTACCAAAATTACTGTCACAATAATTAGCACTACCCGTATACTTCACATCATTTATATTCACTTCAGTAAAAAATGATTTTGTTATTTGTCCGCTAGCAGCAGTATTTAGTGGGATTTGAGTTCCATAATACAATGGCCATACACGTGTTAAATCGGTGGCAAGAGCGTGCAATAAACCAGAACCTACTTGCATCATATCAATGTCACCAAATACAGCTTCCTCTGTGAAACTACTAAACCCACTACGCTGTCGTGATATCCCATAATTATGTAGGGCAGATACTTCAATCGTAGCAGCCCCACCTGTTAATCCGCTAATATGTGGCATAAATTATCCTTATCCTTTTTTTATCAATCTATTATGTTCATCATTTGATTTGACAACTTCATTTCTTAATGTAGCTAATGTAGATGCACCCACTCTATTAATATTAGCAACTTCTAATTCTAATATAGGCATCCATGCAATAGCACATTTCCAATCATCATATTCTTTATTACTATTTTGTGGGTCAGTCCCAATAACCTTTGTATACCACATACATCTATGTATCTTAGGAACACCATTTTTATCATCACGTATTTCCTCACATGCACTGCCCAGAGGGCATGTCATAATTATATCACCCTCTAACATACTAATCTCTCCTACATAATATCATATTACTATATTTAGGTGAAATTACTGAATTAGATATACTACCTGTCAATCCAACATTACTTAGACTATGATAATGGGATCCACCACCACCTTGATATGATCCAGCCGTATTTGTACTAGTTCCTGCAGCAACCTTTGCAAAATATCCATAATGATGCCAGTTATTGGTATACCAACTACCGTGATATGCATAGTTATACACAACAGCTGTTCCGCCAGTAGCATTAAAAGAACTGGAATCTGAATGTTCGTGACTTGGCATTTCATTAATACTTAAATGATGTCCATTAGTATTACCATTGACTTTTAATGTGTGGGGATGATCATGATTAAACACATTTGATGCATATATATCACCCCTAACAGTACCACCCGACTCATTATTTTGCATAACACGTAATAGAGTGTCATTAACTGAAGTCTTGTTTCCATTAATATCCGTGTCAGTCGTCACCAAATGCCACCCATTAGGTGGACTAGATTGATAAAATACCATGGTAGTTCCACTCTCAAATGTATTATCACGAATGGCAGTATCTATCATATTATCAATGTTTGGTTTATCTGTAAGATTTGACCAACTTACTATATGAGTATGTGTTTGTATTAAGGTATCAATATCATCTTTAAGAAACTGTAACCTATCATCTAACGCAGTTATATCACTTCTTACATTGTTAGTTTTAGCAGATTCATTAAGTGGGTGGGAAGTATATCCACCATCCTCAGAAATGCCTAATGATATCTGTGTTTTTGTTATTCTATCTTCAATAGCTGCCGTGAAATCTCTATCATCTTGTCTAGTAGAAAATAAATCGATAAACTTAGATTCATATACACCATCTACCGTAATTTCATATTCGTCTTTAAATGACTTTAACTTCATATCTAATAAATTAATATCAGAACTTATAACATTTCCAGTTGCATATACATTATTGTTATATGATGTATATACCCCCACATCAGACAACCCTATATTATCACGTATCACATCAATATGATTAAGAGTACCAACATATCTATCATTTAAATCAAATGCATAAGTTTCAATAACATTTCTTCTAGTTCTAGCAATATCTAATTCTTTATCATGTCTAGTATTTAATAACTTTAAATTATAATCTAAATCATGTATATCATTACCAATATTATCTGAAATAGCATATGTATTAGAACCCCAATGATCCGATGTGTATACCCCCGTATCAGACAATCCTATATTATCACGCATCACTCCAATATGATTAAGACTATTAATATGTCTGTCATTTAAATCGAATGCATACGTTTCAACTCTATTAATATTATTTTGAAGAAGAGTAATTTCCCCATCATGTCTATCATTTAATGATTTTAAATCTTTATCCAAATAGTTTATATCATTACCAATATTATCTGAAATAGCATACACATTACTAGAATTAGAAATGTATATACCATCATCATCCAATCCTATATTATCACGCATTACTCCAATATGATTAAGAGTATTAATATGTCTGTCATTTAAATCGAATGAATAATTCTCAACTTTAATTATATAGGTTTCAAGAAATTTAAATTCTTTATCATGTCTAGTATTTAATAACTTCAGATTATAATCTAAATCATGTATATCATTACCAATATTATCTGAAATAGCATATGTATTAGAACCCCAATGATCCGATGTGTATACTCCACCAACATCCAATCCTATATTATCACGCATCACTCCAATATGATCAACAGTACTAACATATCTACCATTTAAATCATGTAAGAACACATCAACAGAATTCAATCGAAAATCTATTAAATCAATATCTAATTTAATATTATTGGTGGTACCATAAAACCTTTGGCCAGATGTATAATCACCATCTTCTGACAACCCAACATTTATAAACGCATTATCTTGTCTTTCAGTTAATTTCTGAATATTTAAATCATTCTGATATGCATATTCATATGTTTCATTAATAGACCCCACCATGTTGTCTTTTACACTTGTTCTTAAAACATCCCAATCTCCAAATATAAGTTCTATATATTCAGAATGGTCCTTCTGCACGTTATTTTTTTGTCTCCACCCATCAAAAGTGTCTGTCTTATTAATTGTTGATAGTGACGGATATTTTACGTTTATCATACGACTGCCTCTAATATTTTCGGTAATTGTTTAATAGTTAAGAATCTCGTCCCAACCATAATCGAGCTCCTTTCCATGGTATATTTAATGTGTGTGTACGGTGTAACTGACACACCAGAGTATGTAACTTCGCCGTTAATGTCATTTCGTGAATCAAATTCTAAACTACTTCCGTCGTGATCAATGTAACCTCCCCCGATCACTTCCATCCTGTCATGTCTCCCTGTTATAGTTACATCTAAACGGTATACACCTGGTGGAACGTAGTAAACCCCCTCTTGTTTAACACGTGGGTTACTGTAAAGGGTATAGGTTTTGTCTTCATATAAAGTAGATTGCCACCCGTTATTATCAGAAAAAATAAATATTTCATGAGCGGTCTTCCACTCCTGAAATTGTCTTACTGATACATCATTAACTACATGGTGGATGTTACTGGTAAACGGTGGAATATCATCCGTAGTATAATCGGTATAATCCGACCCAAATTCATCATAAATCGATGGTAATATTGATTGAGGTTTGTCCGTTATAAATACAGTCATTTACGACACCCGTCTCCACATATATACTGTTATATACGGCGGCATGTTTGGTATCTGTTCTCCGCCACCTCTACTTGAAGTATTATAAAAATTAGATGTACCATGATATGAATGTCCGTGGGAAGTATATGAAAATGATGAAGTCTTGTCTTTCCATTCAATGGCTCGTTTACCGTTTATTTCTCTTGTACATGTGACTTCATCCAAATCCCTTTCAGTCCCGTCATTCATAACACAGGCACCGCCTGATGTCCATGAGAACTGTTCCGATATACCATTTTGCATACCATTAACTTTTAATTCGCTATCCCCAGCAAACAAGTGATCATGACTTGGTAAATTCGAAATAGTTATTTTATTATAAAAATTACCACCCACAAGCCCGTGTGTAGTAAGATCCACTTCCATTCCTCTACCACCAGTTACCTTACTTCCACCATTTGGATTTATTGGCAATAGAAATTTATTTCTTCCAAAACTCTCCCACGTTCCAAACCCCAACAATAGCGCTGGGTTGTTATCATCATTAGCATTAGTATATATAGATCCAATAGGATATATCTTTTTACCCATTTCATTTATGGCAGCTGCTAGAATTTCTTCTGTCGCTGACAGAGTGGCGATGTCTGGATCTTTCCATGTGATTGTTCCATCACCAGTTGCCGTTAATACTTTATTTATATCATTAGAACTTGGATTTGGAGCGTGTATTCCAGATGGGTGAGATGGATGTAATACTTCCTCAGCACTCAACACACCGTCACTACTTATATTTAATCTATCTCCAACTTTAATAACACCATGTTTGTTAGTTTCCGCATAAAAACTACGAACATCTGGTTCAGTCATATGAGCCGATTCATCTTGTACGGTAGATCTTGTTGCTTTACCCCCAACAGTATACCATATATCACCCTCTAACGGTGTTCTATTATAATTTGGCAAAACTGCATCTGCATCTGGATTCGGAAACCCCTCTGAAACTATTCTACCACCCAATCCGTTTGATCTATCATCAAACCTTTGTTCAAAAGATAGAAATTTGGAACTAAAAGATTGTCTATTATTTTCTAAATCAGTATCAATTGAACTGACTTTAATGTCTAATGCATCAATATCATGTTTTATATTATTTGTTACAGCATGAGTATTAATATTAGAAGATTCATACGTACCATTACTAAGAAGTCCAGTATACGATTGCATATTATCAATAATAGTATTAACATCTTTAATATCATTGATATTACTATTAATAATATCATTCTTTAACGCAATCAAATTATAAACAGATTCTATATTACTTTCACGTTCAGTTTCTTCATTATCTATTATTAATTTCAAATATTTAACATCATCTGTTATTGTATTATGTCCATTAGAATCAATAGGATTGTAGACTAGATTCCCCAATCCTAAAGCAGATATCATAGTACTATTAAACGTATTATCTAATGTGGTAATATATCTTGTATTAGTAGATATATCAATCTCTTTTAATTCAATTAAATTGTGAATATCCTGATCAGCTATACCACGAACATTATCTTCAGTCTGTATCATATTTTTCAATAATATAATATCATCTGCAATACTATTATCTGTATTATTCAATGATGTATATACACCTTCTTCATCAAGTCCAATATATAATAAATATCTAATCAACTTTGTATCATTATGTGATATATTATTTTTATTAACTTCTATAGAACGACGCACATCCAAAAAGGTTTTTCTAAATTCTTCTGTATTATCAACAATACTATTATAATTATCACTAATTAATCCATTTAAATATATAATATCATCTGCAATACTGTCATCTGTATTATTCAATGATGTATATATACCACTTGAACTAAGACCAATCTGTGGTAAATATGTAAGTAATTTGTCATCATTACGTGATATATTAATCTTATTTTTAGTGATAAGAATATCATGTTTAGCAAATTCTTTTCTAAATTCCTCAGTATTATCTATTATACTTTCAGCATTGTCTTCTGTTATTGATTTTAAATATTTAACATCATCCGTTATTGTAGTTCTTTGTAATATACCATTTTTTGATGAATATTCACGTAAAGCTTCATATTTTGATTCAACTAATCCTAATTCTTTAGTTATTAAATTAACAAAATTAGTACTATTTAAATTAATATTTATTTTATTAGTATGTATATTGGCACGATTAAGTTCTACTTGCGTATCTAATAAATTAATATCATGAAATATTATATCAGAATTAGCATATACATTTTTTTCACCAGAATTATATGTCCCATCATCCAATAATCCAATATTACTAAATGATGTTGATATTCTAGTTAGAATATCAACAATACTTTGATTATTTTCATCAATATGGGTATCTAACTCATTTATAACAGATACGATATTATTATCTACTATATCACTGAATCTACCAATATCAGTTCGTAGATGATTCCAATTCCCAAACGATTGTTCTAATATTATTAAATCTTCTAATATTAAATTAGTTTTATCTTTCCAATCATCAAATGAATCAGTACGTAATACTTTAGTTATATTATTATAATTATCAGTTATGGCCATGTTTTTGCTCCAATAGCATTTCTAAAAGTAATTTGATTTCCTTTACGTCATTTTTCAAATTGTTTAATTCTGATAATTGACTCTTTTCTTTATTCCTCTTCATAATATATTTAGAATATTCTTCTTTATTGGTATTAATAATTGCATAAGAATTTGTATCTCTAACAATGGACGGATTACCTTCAACTTTTTTATAATTCATAATATTTACGCAGTAGCAATAACTCTTAAATCTTTAACCATAGGAATATTTGAAGAATTATTTGCACGTAATACTAACTTCACTCCAAATGAAATAAAATCATCAATATCATTCACATCAAATTCAAATTCAAACCATTCATTTTCTGATACAGACACCATATCATTATATTCCTTAGTATTTGGTACTCTAATATACTTTAGACTTCTATATTCTACTGTGTCTGTTGTTTTTGTTTTATAATAAACAGCAACATCAGACCCAAATGGTTTATAAACACTTATCGTTATTTTTAAAGAACTTGATGCATCATTCAATACCACCTCTTTAGTAATATACCGACAATCACACGACCCACCACTACTTTCTAATTCTGATACAAACCCATTGTTTGCAACATAATTCCACGAAAAGGTATCATGTCCTATTTCGTCTAATGTAACAGGATCTACATTCCAATCTGGATAATTCACTCTATTAGATTGTAATATGGCAGAACATCGTTTATAATCTATTATTGGGGAAAGGTAATCATTGTTTGATGAAAGTGTAGAAATAAGTTCTAATGAAGGATTATTGCCGAAAAAATATTCATTCTCATATGAGAATGATGTTCTAGTAGTATCAAAAGAAATTCCGCCACCATCTGGAATTATTGGAGAAAATACACTATCTGGAATTCCTGGCAAATTAGTAGAATGTTGAGATGTACCACTCGTTGTTTTAATACTATATGAAAGAGAAGTATTATTAAATATCAAATCGGTAATAGATGGATACATAATATCATAAGTTAAATTAATATATACTCTTGCTTTATCATAACCATGTTCAGATTGTGGTGTAAATAATCCACCATTTATTGGTGTTACCCCAGTACCGCTTACCTTATTGCCACGTATCATACCAGAAATAGTCCCATCATCTGGATGATACCAATTATACTTTTCTCTACTAATATCTATAGTAAATGTATCTAATGTAGTGGACACTACTGTATGAACTCCATTTAAATGAGAACCCATGATAGATACTGCATCATTATCACCTCCATATCTAGAGTCAGATCTAATACCAGTTATTGCAACTAAACTCCTACTTTTATACACTTCTGAAACTAAATGATGATTGTTGACATGAAATGTAACCATACTAGAATTAGGAGTAAGTTCTACACTAAGTTTATCCAACATAACAGAATTTATGTCATATCCATTAATATCACTAAAAGTATTGTTAAAAAGTAATTTCCCTGGTTTAGTAATATCAAATTTAGCTCTATATATACTAAACTTTAAATCTTCCATTTGATCCGCAGTCCACGTTGATGCGTTTTGAGATTTAAAAAATACACCAGCATATGGTTGTTTTGATATAATACCAGTACCATCTAATGATTCTTCACCCAATCTAGATACATGACAACGATAATCTTGAGTATCCGCAAGTATTACAATACAATATTCTTTTCCGTGTTTTAAATGAACAGGATAATCAAATCTAAAATTTGTTGCAACTGACCCATCTTCTGAAATATTAATTTTATCGGCAGATACTACACATTGATTCCCCAACAAAGTTTGCCCAGGAAATCCAGCAACCGTATCTCTGATTTGAAGTCTTACTGGTATTTGTGGTGCAGTATCAAGCGGCTTAGTCGAGAAAAATAAATCAACTGAACTAACAAACATACCATTATCTGGTTTAACTTCTATTGTTTGTGCTAATGGATCGTACCAACCAGTATCAGCTATTGTAACTCTACCAGAATACACAGTTTCTGTGGTAGAAGTATCCCTAGTTGTATTAGTTTTTATTATTTGAGCCGTTCTTGTCTGCACTATAGTATCTTGAACATTGCTAATAATTCCAGATGCACTATATGTACTTTCAGCAGATGTCCCAGCATCAGATGAATTGTTTTTTTGATCAGTTAATCTAAAATCACGTGAACCACAACGGAACCTAATCTTATCAGTATTTGGAATTTCAAAAAAACCTACTAACTCTCCAGCATTACTAGTAGTTAACGATGATATACTTCCTTTTTTATAAGAATACTTCCCAACATTCTGAGAACTAAAATCACCACCGATTGAAACTATCATTAAATCCTCACCAACAATATACTCGGTATTACTCTGAGGAATGTTATCTAATACTATAAATTCAACATCAGTAGCAGATGAATATATAAGTCCTAATATTCTTGTTCTATAATTACTACTTGCACCCTGCAATACTAATCTCACATTATTTTTAATTTTATTATTAATAATGGTATCATTAACAAATTCAGTAGTAGAACTATATGTATTAGATAAATTATTCATAACAATAGAAGATGCAGAAGAACAATATTCAGTAACATTTTTCCCATCAAAAAACGCATATAATTTAGTATTTGGTTTCATCGCATCAGCTTTAAACATTATAGGTCTAGACCTAATAAATGGGACGATTGTGGTGTCTATTACTTTATCACCAAGTCTTTCTGTCTTTATATTTTCTTGGAGACTAGTAATAACACCGGTCTGTCTCTCATGCTCAGTAACCGCTTCATACGTATCTTGAAACGTAATTCTCCTTATGCCCCATCCGCCGTTGCCTGCCCCTCTTATTTGTTCAGTTTCTGTTGGACCTACTTGACTAGAAGCTTCCCTTGTTGTCCACGAATCTATAATTTCACCCCATTTTGTACCAAGAACTCCTGATTGCTCAATAGTCGCAGCAAATTGTGCATATTCATCACGTTTTATTGTAACATCTGGCGATCGATTAACATCTCTCCAATTATCATTTGGCGGATTTAAAACAACTCCCCCCCTAAAGGTAAATACGGCATATGGATTCACATTAACAGTTTTTGATGATTTTGGTTGAGCGATTATTTTTTCCTCACCATAAGGCAACATGATAAGTCCATCTTTAATTGTATAATGACTTGAGTTGGGTACATTTAATTCAAAATTAACATTACTTTCAGAAAATTTTGGACGTAATACACCACCCGCATAATCTATAGAACATTGATAATTAACATCCTTTATATCACCAATATTATGTCCTAGAAATGGTTCTACTAAAAATCCATTTTTAAATCTATTATTACCATTGGCATCAGTTATTGTCATATCACTTGTTTCTTTTTCTAATAAACTCAAGCTTGTATAATATTCTAAATTTGATATACGAGTTTCTAATTTACGAATATCATCCATCTTGTATAACTGATTATCTACCGCAATATAATTTACATCTTTAGCAGATGATGTATATTCAGTCGCTTCAAGCTTATACAATAACATTCCATCAACAAAATTAGTTGGATATGATGGTCTTACTGATGCGTTACCATATTGAATATTAAACATACCATCACCCGTTAAATATATTTTATCTCTTCTTCTTAAATATAAACGATAGTCTGTAATGATACTAGATCTATTTAAAGGATATTTGATTCCACCCGTATGATCAAACACTGATCCTTTGGCAAGTATTGAATTGGATATCTTGGTAAAGATAGACGCTGGTCTAAAATCCATGTATCCAGATAACCGAATACCTTTATATTCTGGTATTTCATCATAGTCGGTATTAATATATGAATCTACTGTGGCATAATCACCAACACCATGTGAATAGTAATCATAAATAACCACCATCCTACCTTTAACCGGACTCCTTCCGCGTTTAACAGTTACTGTTGCAATGTCTATTAATCCATCACGTTGACCACCATCTAATGTATAATTATCACTTACATCATATATACTAAAAAGTTGTCTTGTATCATCCGTTATAATACCATTACCGTCAGCAGCTGCCGTATTATCCCACGCCAGAGTACCACTATTGTCATACATGTTGCCATTCTGTTCATATCGTGATGACATGTCTTCAAAAAATGGATTATCAGTTACATTAGTTGTTTGTAAATTTTCTTCCCACGGAGCCATACCTACCCTTTCAAAATATGCCCACGCATCGGCAGCAAATTTAAAATGTTCAGCAGTCATGTTGTGTATAAACATCATATTACCATCTAAATCTACTCTATATACAATATTTATTACCTGTACCGTATTATTACTTCCATCCAGTGAAACCTCTGTACTTGTGTCATATATAGTCGTTTTAACAACATCAGAATGTTTCAATTGAACATGTTCCATAGTAATACGATTTCCAGATGCATCTATTAACGTATTATCGGTAATATAAGAAGGGTTCCCATCACTCAGATCAGAAGAATACAAATCTGCTCCATATGAAGCAGAGACAACAGTCGCAACAGGATCTGTTATTAATTCATAATACTGTGTCGGTGGTAATATCGAATCACCATCTTTTTTAACAAAAGTAAATGGTAAATATACTTGCCCTATTCTTTTTGTTTTTGTTTTTTCAATCGCCTCTGTCTTAATTAATGGTAATATAACATTATACAAACCAGTTGCTGTAAAAGTATCTGATTTTATTGTCAATTCTATGGAATCAGAACTAACAATATACCCAGCTGATTCTACAACATGGCATTGTCCTGTGGTGCTGGTAGTACCACTAGTATATACCATAACCATTGATGAATTATATGGCATAAATCTATCAAATGATGTTGCCGGTAATATTATTTTTATCTGGTATACGACACCATCATCAGATGTCGTTGATTGATTTATATACTCTTGTTGATATGTATATGATGTATCTATAGTAGTACTACCAGATACATCATCCACGTGTCTAACTGTTTTAATAAACGGAGTTTCAAAATCAACTAAACCAGAACCACCATCATCATGAACAGTAGTTGCAGATAAAATGCGTCCACCATTTAATGTCTCTAATAATGCGGTGTTTTCGGTATCAAATGTACCACCATTGTCACTATTATATACCACAGAAAGAATATATCCACCAGATTTGAATGTCGAATTACTAACAGTAGTGGCACCCTCATAAAGAGATGAACCTGTATGTTTAACTAATATAGTAGTTCCAACTTGTTGATATACTATCCCACGTGTCTTAGTATTACCTTCATGTGCAGCAAACACCATTGTCTTGGCACTAGTTGGTTTTACTGTAACAGAACCAACACCGGTTGATGATAATTTATATTCATGTAACACATTAGCACAAAAACTCCACGATGACTCAATAGTATTTGCAGAACCATCAATATTACTGCCACCCATAGACCTAATATCTGATGCATTATATTTAGATCCGGTAGAACCATACCTGTCATTATATTGTAGATCATAAATACATATTTTAAAAATACCAGATGTCTTAGTATCACCGGTTGGTGTTGATATGTTAGACCCATCAACACCCATCCCATTATTAATGATATCAAATTGATTACCTTGAACAAACTCAACAGACTTTATCCTTGCAGTACCTACAATATCTACACGATATGTATTAATGTTTTGGCTATTATCATCTGGATCATAACTGGCATCGTGCAGAGTTAGATTTCTCCAATTATACAAATTACCATTGGTAATGGTGTTATCATCACTTTTCATATCAGTTATTTCTTGAACACCGTTAACATCATCGGCAAGTTTTCTAATACCAAATTTTGATATTTTACCAATTATCATAGTATTAAACAAATTAATACTAGAATTTATTCTTGGTAATCCATTAATATCAGAAACATATATGTATTTACCAGAATTGTATGTTAAATATGCACTATTTCTTTGGATTGCTTCAGTCGCTCGTTTATATGGTATAAATACAGTAGTGTTGCTGGTTATTCTATTACCTTTAACATAAGCAATACCATTTTCCATACCCACCGCTAGATGATCTCTAAAAATACGCATCATCTGAGAATGAGTTCTACCTGGATAAAAAACCTCACCAGAAACAATTAAATTTTGTTCAGGAAATAATTCTGTATCAGGTATAGTTACATTATGTACATATCCAACTTCATTTAAATCATCATACATATCAGTATGTTTAAAGTATGTTTCAACAAATTCCATTGCTGCTAAATTAGTTCTAAATGCAATGTCTTCTATAGTTTTTACACCATTATTATCAAATTCATCAAAATATTCCCTAATATCAAGACTAAATGATTTTACAGTAAAATTACCAGATTGTTCATATGTACGAAGTGCCATAATTTCTGAAATTAAAGCATAATCCGTTCTATTAAGTATACGTTCAACTTGTCCATCATTTATAGAAATAAGTTGAATAAAATCATCAGAAGTATTTAAGTTATAATCTACCTTCTCAAAAACCAAAGAAACCTTATACCTATCAGCACCTGGCGCATTAAAGTTTGGACTCCCTTGTGCATTATCATATAAAGAGGAATCGTCATATACCGTTACTATTTCTTCCTTAATTCGTAATCCGATTTTATATGTAGGTCTGTTGGAATACCAATCTAATGATATTCTTTGTTCATGGACAGCAACCATATTACCATTAATATAATATATACCCGCATCAATATGTGCCAATGAAGACTTACCTTTTGAATAAACACTTTCTTCCATAATTTCACATTGAAAATTACTTTTAGGAACTTCAGTTTCAACACCATTTTTATCAACTTCATATTCTAATATAGTATCCAAAACACTGGTATGATTATATTCATTAACAAAATCTATGTTAAGTGCATTCCAAGTATGACCCAATTGACTCTCACATTGTCCTTGAGTTGGATAAAGTGGTGATCCTAATGCAGTTTCCGCTGGAACACCGTCCCCATTCATGCACTCTCCATTATTAATTAAAGTACTACCAGCTATGTATTTTAAAAATAATGTATCAACATATCTATCATCACCCTCTATTCCTTGTTCCACATGAATAACTTTTGCCATAATACCGTCATCAGAAGTCGGATATCCTTCTAATGGGGTTTTTACTAATATTCTACCAAGAAAATCATAAACAGTATTATATGTCTCGGTTCCGCCTTCAATACCAGTAGATCTTATTTTTATATAATCAACATTAACATCCACAGAAGATTGTCCTGGTATTACTATTGAACCATCTTTGAATAAATGATCAGATAACGATGTTATCTGATTTTGTAATATTGATTGTATTTCAATCAACTCTCTGCCCTGAATAGCATATCCTGGTTTAAATAATACTTTTAAAAACCCATCAGTGGATTTATAATCATTATGATACGGCAATGTATTTAAATTTATACTCATATTTCAGTTCTCATATTTATTCGTGAATTTGTTATAACGATTGATATTTTAAATTAATTTAGAATTCAAAAACTACTTTGATATCTTCTATTTGATCTATAGCTCTAGATACTGGTTGACGATTTTCAATATATAATACCCTACCACGTCCAGGCAACATGCATAACTCGTATAATGAAGTAGAAACACCACTTGCGTTTGTAACGGTGGCAAGACTATCTTTAGAATATTCTGGGTGGTTAGGACCCCTATAAAATTGATCCGTCCCAACTTCGTTAGTTGCAGCATCTATTGGATCACTTATAATACTAACTTGTCTAAATACCGATTCATCCCCATCCACTGGAAACATAGAAAACTCTTCAGAATTTTGTTCATCATATTCCAACTTCATTGCCACCATTGCATAATATCCACCCAATTCTTCTACCGGATTAAACCCATGTCCATATTGTGGAGATATTATAGCCCTCATTCTACATTCTATGGGTGGAGTGGATACCCCATCCAGTATTGTAACTGAATCTGGATTCAATATAAGTGTATGTGGTTTTTGAGAAGAACCACTCCCACCAATAGTTGCATAGGTATAATTTATACCCTTATTTAATATCT